CCCGCTATTTTAGCATTAGCTTCATCTAGTTCATCTACTAAACCGTTGGTGGTATCAACAATTGTCTTGTACGCCTCATTGATACCGTCTTGGAGTTTTTTTATGTATTTGGCAACATAGTTGAGTCTGTCTTCTTCTTCTGGATTTGTTGCATTTGTTGTCTGTAACATATTATATAAATAGAATCAATCAATTTTTTTGTGAAAGTTCTATAATCTTATCTACAAAATATCTTCGTGCATATGATGGCATTTTCATAAAATCACTCCATGAAACATTCATGTTTGTTGCCAATAAATAAAATTCGTCTAATTGGTACTTTGCGTAATCAGAAGAAAACCCGAAAAAACTCTGCCCCGAAGGTAATAGTGACCTCTACCTTTTCTCCTGACGGGGCTAATAATGTTTTTCTTAAATCAATTGATGGTTCATTTTCAAATAGAAAGTTTCTTATATATTTTGAGTCCATGATTGGTAATCCTTCGATGAACTTTGATTTTGTTTGTTCACTACTATCCCCCTCCACAGAAACAATTTGTTTCATTAATTTCCAAGTTATCTTTGGAGCAACTCGTCCTTTAGGATATGTTTCACCTAATTTTTCAATATCTTGTAATTCTTTATAAGTTAAAGGTCTAACTTTCAAATTTGTTGCTGATTTGGGAAGTATTATTGAATAGGTTCCATCTTCATTTGGATTGGTTTTGGGAATTTTAAAGTCTAAACTATCTAAAAGAATTTCAGTTTCAAACCTTTTACCGGTTTGTGGGTCAACAGCTGTAATATTATATTCGGGACCAAATGACGTGTTTCTCAAAAAAATTAATATGGCTTCAATATCGCCATTTAACATATCGTCAGGTCTCAAATCATGTTCATAAACTTTACTCCTAACTAAGTTGATAATCAAATCATCAGGGTTTGTTGACATGAGGATGTTTTCATCCGCAGCTGTTAAGTATCCAACTTTAACAGATTTCTTTTTAGAGGCGTAAAATCTACCTTCTGATGGCAATTTAACTACGTCATGTGGTAGGTTAAAATTTTCTTGTCCGTATTGTAATAAAGTATTATCCATAAAAAAAAACACAGGGAATTAGTCCCTGTGTTAAATATACCTCACTTTGATTATTAATCAATAATAAAAAGTAAATACAATCTTAGTAAATCAAGATACAACGGTCCATTTGGATAGACACGTCAATTGTTGCCAACTTGTCATCACTGTAAGAAGCGTTATCCCAAGCAGCTTTTGTAATCATAGAACCAACCAACATCCATTTTTCAACAACAACACCTGTTGGGTCTAACATTTCCAAATACAAATCTTTTTTGTAACCCGCAGCATAACCCATACGACCTGTAACAGATTCTGCATGTAAACGAACCCACTCCATAAGAGCCTGAGTTGCTGATGGACCAATTGGGTCACGGAATTTTATGGTCATTGGATTCCATTTGAATCTACCAGCCACGAAAGTTGATGTATTCAAAAATTGAATCTCCACAGGGTTGATATCAATTGAAGGTCTTCCAGTTGATTCAACAAACCATTCGTTAATACCCAATGTTGGGTCAAAACTCAATATAAATCGGTTAGCTCTTTTTGGTTCGTAAGGAACCGGCATTTTCATCAATAAATCAGCCATGGTATATTATTTTTTGTTTTTTTTATTACTTTTTATTTAGTTATAAATACATCCATCTGGAAAATTTTTGTATTTACTTTGTTTTTTCAAAATTTATCATTCTTTAGAATCTAGTTTTAGTTCCTTTACCAGTATAATAAGTCTTTAATATTGGTTCATCTTCTAAATGTTTCTTCATAGCTTCTACATTTTTAAGGTCATCATCTGAAAAACCAATAGTTGGTATAAACTTATTACTTATATCATTTTTAACATATAAATTTTTACCTAAAATATTTGCTTGTTCTTTTACAAATGATATAAAGTTTCTCATTGCCTCTACTTTAAGTTGTTCAGGGTTGGAGGTACCCGTTGGGTCGTTAAAACTTACAGGATAATATTTGTTTAATTCGAGATAGTCTCTAATTAAATCCATATCAGTTTTATCCTCCATACCAGCCAAGTCTCGGTATTTTCTAAGATTCTTAACCAGTAAATCTTTATTAATCCCGTTATGATTGGAAATTATTAAATTGTAAATTGAGTCTTTGATAGTGTCGGGGTGGTGACCTCTTGCTGTGATGATTGAAAATATTGAACCATTATTAACTGCTTCTATAAAATCTGACCAAGCCGGACCTGGTTTTGCTTTCATTGAATCTATTTTAAATTGTTTGTCACCTTCTTTTCTAAAATTTCTGTAAGGTTCATTGGCATAACCAACAATTTTATGACCCTTATAATCAAAGTCATTCACACCAATATCATGCCTATATTTGGCGTAATCTTCAGTCGACATTTGTACTTCATTGCCCTTTTCGTCTTGAAGAATTATTTTTGTCGGCATATACATCAAATTGTCGTCCCAATCAAATGCATAATATTTTAAATCTGGCGAACCAGCGTCATCAAAACCTTCAAGTAATGATGACACTGGGATATTTTTTTTGTTTTTCAACATTAGTATTAAATATTTTCAAACGACGCTCCTGTTGGAGTGATGAAGAATTCTATGTCGATAAATTCCAAAGCTTTTGTTGGTTTCAAATAAATCTTACCAACCATTTGGTTTTTATCTAAATCTTCAGGGTTGTTACTAACTGTTACTCTAAAGTCGTAAAGACCTCTGTCTCTTCTAATTGCATCCAAAATAGGATTCACAGCATCTAAGAAATCTTGTCTAACTCTTGAGTCGTTTTGTTCAAACAACAATCTAACAGCCACCGCTGAAATTAACTTACGAGCTTGTAACAACAATCTTCTTACGTTAATTCTGTTAAGTGCTGTGTCCGAAATTTGTAAAGTTTTATTACCCCAAATTACAGTTCCAACATCAGAGAAAGTTGCAATAGGGTTAATTCTACCTTGATACAAAGTATCTCTATCAGACTGAGTAAGTTTCTTACGAGCCTTAACCGCATTTACCAAACCTCTTGTGTAACCCGCAGTTGCGAACCATGGGAAAGATACGTTGTCAGTCAATGCTAAGTTTCTACATACCTCATTTGTTGGTGGGATGTAAATTTGTGTGTTGTTAACAGTGTCTCTAACCAAAATCCAAGGGTAGTAAGTTGCTGTGTAGTTAGAGTCAATACCGGTATTAACCAAGTTGTCAACAGCCTCAGTTGGATAAATGAAATTATCTGTTTGTGTTGGTATGTAAACATTACAATCAGGTGTTGTACAAATGTAGATAGAATCCGCTCTGTCAAATGTAACCATTGAAATCGCATCTTCAACTAAGTTTGAGTTATTAACATAATCAATACCTTTGGATATCTTGTTGTTGCACATGCTCCTTTTTGATATCCAGCACCACCTAATTGGAATCTGTCAGTATTTGTTCTACTTTCGTTGTATATGTTCCAACCATCAAATCCTTTTTGTACTAAGAAAGTGAATTTTCTTGATTGAATTGTGTAATATGGATTTGTTGGACTTTCAGGGTCAGTTTGGAATGACGCATCACCCACAAAGAACGCTGGTGTACCTGATGTTGGTCCAACAACAATTGATACAACTGTTGCTCCTGAATCCATGTGGAAACCTTTAGTCTTGTAAGCCCAAGGTTCTGCAGGGTCTTCAATACAAAGGTTAGTTGGTTTTTGAACACCTTTAAACATGTAGAAGTCAGGGTCATAACCTACTTGAGAAGAAATACCTAAGTAAGATGTTCTTGTTCTATCTCCAGCACTTTGAGTAGTATTGTCTTGTCCAGCAGTGTTACCAAATGGTGGGTTATAAATAACTTCACCAGGGTAGTTATAAGATGTTTTATATACTGGGAATGGAGGTGTAGCTGTTGCGTATTCTCTAATTTCAAATCCTTCAAAACCACATGGTAATGAATCAGGGTTAGCATCTTCATTCATTTCTAACATGATGTATTTAGAAGTCAAAGCGTATTCACCATTACTTGTACCAACCTTAACCGCAACATAACTATTGTTTGCTGGGTCTAAAGTACAGTTGGTAAATTTTTCTATTACCACAGGATTTGAATCGGTATCAAAGAAATCACGAACTAACAAATCAAATGAACCGTTAGTGTATGATATGTTTGCAATAGAAATCTTAATTTGTGCGTTCGCCGAATCACCATCACAAACTGAAATAATTTTAAATAATCTCTGAACTGAACTACCACGTAATTGTGAAACAACCCAAGGTGATTCAGCCGCTTGGTATTTAACTAAGTAATCAGCAATTGTGTCAGTCGTACTCGCATATCTTAAACCAGGTAATGCAATTAAACTATTATTTAAACCTCTAATATAACCTTTGTTGTATGCGTAGTTTAATAAGTTCGGGAAAGTTTCTTCAACAAATAACGGAACTTCAGCTCTTATTTTACCAAAATTAGATTGACCAAATACTTTTGAAACATAGTTCGCGTCAGTCTGACTAAGAGATGTTTGGAAACTAAAATTATCTCCAGCTGCGGTTTGACCTGAAATCGCAAAACTTGCAAATGGGTTTTGAGTAATTGCTGAGTAAGTTCCTGAATCATCAACAACAACACTTGTTAAACCTGATACTGTATAAACAGGTCCATTATCATTTACATAATTTGCAATACCTCTTGAACGGAGTGTTGCAGCAACCAGATTATTATATTGTGTGTATGCGGTACCTGTGTAATTAAAAACTGTTCCTGAAACTGTACCTGAATATGTTCCTGACGAACCAGTTAATGATGTAACTACACTATACCAAGAATATCCTGTATAGTTATCACCTGAAGAAATATTAAAGTTTGCATAATACCAAGTATCATCTACTGAAGCTGTGTAATCAGCAACACTTTCACTTAAACCTGAAACTTGATAAACGTTAGTTTCTGCGGTATATGTTGGAGATATGTTGTTATAGTCATCAGTTGCAATGGTACCAAAGTAATAAGCTGATGTACCAGAAAGAGAGTTATTAAGTAATATTGCATATAGTTGAGCATTTATTTGTGTTCTCAAAGTACTTGTACTACCATCAAACTGAGTAAATGGTGTATCCAAATTGTTTTGGATATTAGTTGGGAATGATGTTAAGAATCCCATTGTGGTTGAACCTGTTGTTCCAGTAAAGTTTACTGTGAATGGTGTTTCAGTACCATTCAATCCAACAGTTGAACCATCGACATTTGCGATTGTTGTTAAAGTCCAAGATGGACCCGCATCGTAACCCGATAGACCCAAAACTCTTGTAACAAACAATTGGTTAGATTGTTGTAGATAAGATTTAGCAATGTACGCCAATTCGTACTTTGGAATTTGTGTATTTGTGAATTTTTCAGGGATAGTACCACCAAAATAAGATTCAAAGTCACTGTAGTTTGTGATAAAAATAGGTTCAAATGCTGGACCTGTTTGTGTCTCACCCACAACACCCAAAGTTGTTACATATGGAAAAGAAAATTAAAAATCTTAAGATATCAATAGATTCACACACTATTCTTAAAACATACTGTGATAAACGGGGTATCAAGATGTACAAGTTTCTTGAAAATTTAATTAAAGAAAAATGTTCCGAAAAAAAAGATATCTATGGTGAAGATTAAATGAATGGAACTGCTGGTGGTTCCAAAACAACTCTATATGTTAAAGACGCAACCTCACCTGAAGTTTCTTTTGTAATCACAAATCTCAAAGTGTCATTTGTATTTACTTGTATTAACGAAACATCTGTTCCGTAAAAATCAAAATCAACCGAACCTTGTGGTCTGATATAAACTTCATAACCACCATCATTGGGTATGTTGTCATTACTCACTAATGTAAAATTTCCAGTATAATCCGCAATAATATCTTTAGAATTTTCAGTTGAAGAAAAATTTAAAACATATTCAAAAGTTGATGGGTTTTCAGGATACCTTTTTCTTTTACGTCCATTAACACCAGCAACTACCTCAAAAGAATTAAACACTCTTGATACTGCAGGTGCAACTTCAAACTCATCAGGGTCCAATAAAAACCCTAACATTGTAAATTCGTAATTTTGAATATAAAATCTTCTTTTTTGAATTTCAACAACAGACTCATCTGAAATATTATTCATTATGATAGGAATAAAATGACCTTCAATTTGTCTATAAGCTTGACGAGAAGCAAATGTTTGAATTACATTTTTATTAAACTCATTTAACTCTCTCATTCTGTTACACACAATTTTAACGTTATATGTAATATCAACAGGTACAGGTTGTGGAATTTTATAGATATCCATACCCTTAATGTTTCCGTTCCAAGTTGGAACCGCGGCGTAATAAAATTCTTTTCTATTAGGAATATTCCAAAGTAATGCTGGATTACTACCGTACTTTACTTCAGGTTGACGGACAACAGTAATAAATGGTAAGGTTGGGTTTCCATTTAAATCTTGGACATCCCAAGTTTCGGTAAACTGAGCCCAGTTTTGTGTTGTTATGATAAGGTCAACCATTGGGACAATTTTACCTGATACAACAGTTTTTAAATCTTCTTTTACAAAATCTAAAAACCCCCTATCTAATTCGGGGTGTAATAATTGTTTTGGTAAAAAAGTTCCGTCCTCAGTTATATAACTAAGCAATTGTTCTCTTCTCTGAAAAAGTATTTTTTCAGGTGTAAGATTTATTGTTGGTATAACTTTTTTAGGATACGCCATTATTCTTTAACTACAAATAGTTTATTTTGTGAATTTATCATATCAACTTCGTTTGCATGATAAACAGGTTCTTCATTATTTTTATAAACAAATGAATCGTATTTGTATGGGTTATAAGTAACAATTTTATCTAATGGTGGATTTGGAATATTATAACAAGGGTATTCACAATACTCCAACAATGTTCCAATCACAAATGCGTGTACATTTTTTGTTTTTTCAGAACGAACTTTTTCTTTACCACCTTTTCTAACTCTAAACTCAACATCACCTAATTTAACATAATCGGCATGCATAATAACTTTATTGTCATATGATACAGAAAAAGTATGTTTGTGTAGGTTGTAATACACCATTACTTTTTTACCTAAAAATAAATTATCGAATTGTGATTCGGTTATAAGAAGTTTCATTATATTCCTCTAAATTCGTTTTCACTAACAGGTGTTGCAGTATAAGAATAATAAAAACCTTTATACCCACCGTATGTGTGTTTATTGTCGTAGTCAGGAATACCAGCATCAATAACTGAATAGTATCTTGCTTGAGTTTCTGTAATCCAATATCCAATGTAATCACCCAACTCAATATTAACTTGTAAATCCGCAAGTTCTTGTTTATAAACAGCAAATTTTAATAGACCTGGCTCATTCTGAATAATTTTACTTTGTCCCAAAAATTGTTCTGCAGCCTCTTCAATCCTAACATACGCATTGATAGAAACGGGTGGTAAGAATTGTATACCATCTTGTAATACCTCACCATAAACTGCGTCTTGAACTGTTTTGGTTCTATCAACTTTATATAATACAATGGTAAAATTCATATCACCCCCAAGCCATTCACGACCCATAGAAATATCTAAGTCGAAATCTTCTCCACCAAAGAATTTACCTAATCTTGTAAATGGAACTAATTTTTCAGCCATATTGATAAATACTTTGTTTTTGATTATCTTTTAATAGTTTGGAAAATGTTGAGAACATAAGTAATGTGTCGGTCTTGGAAAGAAAGGCTCTCGACCTGTTGGAAACCTACTCAGGTGCCAACAATTACATTATGCGTTTGAGACAAAAACAAATTGATAATAAAAAGTTTTATCCAACACGAGCTCAAGCCGAATATATTGTAAACTATATTAACACGGTTCCAAAGGTTGCCAAAAAATGGGTTGATTTGGACGAATATTTTTCCAAAAAAATTTCTGATGAAAAATTATTCACCAAAATTGCAACACAAGTTTATGTTGAAAAACTTTTGGTTGAGAAAGACACCTCTTATCATATTTGGGGTAAATTCTTTGATAGTCAAGAACTCCATGACTTTTGGTTACCCAAAGTTGCTTTGATTAAAAATAACAAAGTTGAAAATGTTGTGATTGATTATGAGAAGTATTCTCATCGTCCACCATTGGACCACCAAAAAGAAGCAATCCAAAAGTTGGTTGAAAACAAAAAATTCATTTTGGCGGATGACATGGGTTTGGGTAAGACAACCTCAACAATTATTTCAGCCTTGGAGACAGGTGCAAAGAAAGTATTAATCATTTGTCCCGCATCCTTGAAGATTAACTGGCAACGAGAGATTGAAAACTATTCAGATAGAACGACAAGTATTATTGAAGGTAAAAAATGGGACGATGCTGACTTTGTTATCATCAATTACGACATTATTAAAAATTTCCATGATGATAAAAAGAAATCCGAATCAACAATTGTTAAATCAAAGTTTGATTTGGTGATTGTGGATGAAGCTCACTACGTTCAGAACTCTCAAGCCCAAAGAACAAAGTTAATTAATGACATTGGAAGGAATGTTGAACGTGTTTGGTTGTTAACTGGTACTCCAATTACATCAAGACCTATTAACTACTTCAACTTATTAAATTTGATTGATTCTCCCGTTGCTCAGAATTGGATGGCATATGTAAAAAGGTATTGTAATGGTTTCCAATTCCAAGCAGGAAGACGTAAAATTTGGAATGTTAGTGGAGCGTCCAACTTGGAAGAGTTAAGAGACCGAACCTCACCACTTGTTTTACGTAGATTAAAAGAAAATGTTTTAGATTTACCTGAAAAAATTATTACACCCGTTTATTTGAGATTGAAATCAAAAGAATATGAAGAACTTATGGGTGAATACTATGATTGGTACGACAAAAGTGGTGAATCAGATTCATTAACACTTCAATTTACCAAGTTAACAAAAGTTCGACAGGTGATTGCTGAAGA